CAGCAGGAGCAACAGTAGATGGCAGATGGACTTTATTAGATACAACTACATTTGGTTCTGATGCCTCAACATTTGATTACGAACCAACATTTATGCAATCAGGTTATACTTATAAATTGCTTAAGATAGCTGTATTTGGTTTGAATCCAAACGACAATGCTGAAGAAGTATATATGAGATTAAAAGGAGCTGCTGCTGCTGATGGAGCTATTAGTTCTTTTGAAACAACAAATTATTATCAAGGACAATGGCAATTTGATTATGGTGGCACTAATCATAGAAGTGGAGATCTTGCAACCAACATTCCAATGGGATGGGATAATTTTAATCAAAAAGGTACTTCTAATAAATGGCATTATTACGAATTTTATATTGTTAATGGTGGAATGACAGCAAACACATCAGGTTCTTCTGATTATGCAAGACAAATGTGGTGGCAAGGATATATGAATAGTGGTGCAGATGGAGCAGCTCAAGATATAAGAGGACATACTTGGGGTGTTTATGATGTGCATGGATTACAATGGTATGCTGCTTCAGGCAATATGGATGGTGGTATGATTTGTAAAACTTATTATGATAATCAATTAGGAAGTAATTAATTTTAATGAGGAATAAATATGAAATTTGAAATTGATAAACCAAAAAAAGGTTGGGTAACTTATGATGGAGAATCAGTTGCACCAAAATCTGTTAATGGAGTTTTAACTACTCTATCAGAAGAAGAAGCCAAACAAATAGTAACTGATAGAAGAAGTTGGGCAGATGGAACAGATGGTAGAAAATTTGAACAAATAAGAAATATCAGAGATAATTTGTTAAATAAAACTGATTGGATAGTTACTAAAGCTATTGAACAAGGAGAAGAATTATCAGAAGGATTTAAAACTTGGAGACAGAATTTAAGAGATGTTCCACAAGATTATAAAGTATCTGATTATGAAAAACTTTTGGAAAGAGATACAACAACTAAAAAATTAAAACATTCAATATGGAAGAAACCAAAGGAATAATCAATGAAATGGTTTATGTTCGTAGTGTTTGTACACATTTCTCAATACGGTTTAGATAATCCTACTGATGTAATATTTTTCCAGATGGATAAACAATATGAATCTATGGATGAATGTATCAATGACCAACCTAAACAAACAATAGAACAGATTAAAAAATTTGACTTTGATTATGACTGGATGGTAGCAACTTGTACCGATCAAAGTTTTACTGTGTATATGTACCCAGAATATCCTAACAAGACAAAAGACTTATTAGAAAAACAAGGTAATATATGATAGATATAAAAAAAATAAAAAGATTAATTAAAGATATTACAATTATTAAAAGGAGTGGTAAACTTCCTGGTCATACTGGACCACATGGAACAACACCTGATAAAAGATAATGGCTAGTACACTCAAAGACCATGAAGAAATCTGTGCTGAACGCTATAAACAAATTAAATCTTCTCTATCAAGACTGGAAAATAAATCAAAAGATAATACAAAAGCAATACTAGGAATAGAAAAACAATTAGCTATGGGTTCTGGTAGTGTAAGAGCTTTAGCAATAATAAGTTCTTTACTAGGAATAATATGGTTGGTTATGAAAGTTTTTAAATAATCTATTGACTGGCAAAAATTTTTCCTTTATTATTTCATTTTATTATTTTTTTCATTCATTAATTAACCTCCTATAGTTAATTAAATAGAACCAAGCAGCACACTAAACTCCCTCTTTCAAACGCTGCTTGGTTTTGCTTTACATACATACATAAAATTACTAAATTAATAGGTATAGTTATTCACAAGTTATTAACATACTATATGTAGTATATATATGATTTGGTCTTTATTATTTAAAACAATCGGTTCAACTGTAGTTGAAGGTATAAAAAACTATGGAGAGAGAAAAAAAATTGAAAGAGAAAAATCTTTAGAGTGGGCGGCAGCAGCACAACAAGCATCAACAACTTCCTGGAAAGATGAATACTTAACAATTTTATTTACGTCTATTTTTATTTTGCATTTTTTTCCACCATTCCAACCTTACTTAATTAATGGTTGGATAATATTATCAACGCAAGTTCCTGAGTGGTTTTCTTGGGCATTGCTTGTAATTATATCTGGTAGTTTTGGAATACATATAGCAAAAAAATTTATTAAATAAATGAGTGATAAGTTAGAAATAAAAGAAATAAAATACCTGGTAGTAGAAGATCCTGAAGATGGTCAGTTTTCTATATGGATAACTGTAGCTCCTTTTTCTGGAGAAAAAGATTGTACAGAATTTATTAAAAAGAAATTTCCTGAAGCAAAAAGTATTGATGAGGAGAGATTTCCTACATACCACTAATGAAAAATTTATATTCCAAGATACTTGTAGTATCGGACTTTCACGCACCTGCCAACCATCCTGATGCAATATCTTTTTATAAAAAAATAAAAAAGATTTATAATCCTACATACACCATTTGTATTGGAGATCTTGTAGATTTGGCATCAATTCAAGTTGAGAGACCGATAGATCCAAACCTTGACAGTCCTAAACTAGAATTAAATAAAGCAAGATTAGAAATAAGAAAACTACAAGACGTGTTCGAAAATTTAGATATTTGCATAGGCAACCACGATTTAAGAGTTAAAAGGAGAGCTGAGAGATTTGGCATACCTGCTGACTTCCTCCAGGACTTCAATAATTTATTTGAAATAACAGCTAACTGGAAATGGTATGATAAAAAAGTTATTACTCTACCAAATGGCAACGACTGTTTTTTTGTCCATCACTTTAAATCTAATTATCTACAAGCAGCACAAAGTCTAGGTTGTAGTATGGTGTGTGGGCATACACATACTCAGGCAGGTGTCAGTTACTATTCCACACCAACAAATTTACACTTTGCTGCAACTACTGGATGTACTATTGATACAAGACACGAAGCATTTAAGTATCAAAAAACTTACATTAAAAGACCTATACTTTCTTGCTTATCTATAACAGATTCTGTGCCGCATATAGTTCCAATGCACCTGGACAGAAATTCATCCTGGATAAAAACTATAGTAATTTAATACACATAAATTGGGGGGTGCTACAGGTCATAAAAAACATTTATGGCTACTCAGCGGTCTTAATATTGGGTTTTTCTAGGTAGATTATTTCTTCCAGTATAAAATTGTTTTACCAATCACTTTTGACTGATATTTTTGTTTAGAGTTTCTTTGTGGAAAAATCTGCTCCACAAAGAATTTCTCTAGCTGTTTATAACTTTTAAATTGTTTTCTCTTTACTATCATTTTTTTCTAACAATCCAAAATAAGCGTCTTTCAAACTTCCAACCAATGCTCTAGGATTTGTATGTTCAAACATTGAGCTAAGTATAATTACTTTTTCTTGGTCATCATTTAATCCTAAATAGTGATTCAACAAATCCACAATGTTTCTTGCTTCATTTTCCTTTGGAAATGAAGTAGAGCCGTGTTTACCAAAATACACAACTCTATATCCTGGTACATTAAGTTCTGAAACAACAACGTAACAATCTCCGTTAATATCTTCCGTAGAAAAAGCATAAGGTTTATTTCCAAAATAATCTTTTGGTTTCATATACTTTCCTACATCAATTAAAACTTTTTTACATTGTTCATCTATTTTTTCAAATTGAGATTTTGAAAATCCAGTTAATGATTTAAAATAATGTAAACTCATATTTTTACACCTCCTTTTTTAAAATTTTGTTTGCTATCATTTTTTTACATCCAACTTCTGTTTTTGTGCTTCGCTGGTCTATTATTTAGATATTTTGTTCCATCCAAATAAGTAGGATTGCTTATGGTTTTATTTCGTTTTACATCAAAATAATCAACGTGCAGATTACCCATTAAAGTCCAGAAAACCTTTTCGTTCCAACCAACAAGAACCTTATAAGGAAGGACCTCTACTTTATCTCCTCCTAAATGTAGGAAATATTTTTTCTTCCTTTCAAAAGGTCCTCTTATTGCTCTAGCTTCAAACACTTGGTTTTGACCTTTAACACAAACCCAACTACCTTTTCTAATTCTTAAATTAGTAGCAGGTTTTCTGTTTTGTATGTAGTGTTTGTTATGTAGCTCAAAAATTATTTCAGCATTTGGGCTAGGAAACCATTTTGAATCAGTCATATTTTTACACCTCCTTGTTTTAAAAGATTTATAAAATATTTAAATAACATTACATCTATAATATATAGATTATTTTTTTTGATACAAGTCTTTTTATGAAATTTTTTTTAGAAGTCTTTTGACTATGAAACCAATAATGGTGCTTGGCTTATCTTCGCTGCGTCTAGGACACTCATCCCAAAGGTCCTCTAAAGTTGCTTTTAAATTTTTTGACCTTGAGATCCTGGAAGTAAGATAATTAGATTGGTCCTCCGCAATATCACGAATTGCAGTTCCAAATTTATTGGAAGGTATTATTTTAATTCTTTTAATTTTTTTAAAATCTGTACTAAAACTTGTAATGATATGGTGCTTAACATTATTAAACACTACAGTTTCTGTTTCTGAAGGTAATCTATAATTATCGTATTTCATTTTTTTTATTTTAGCACTTGCATTATCTTTTGAAAGCATTATCTTATTAGTGTAATGTTAATTAAATTTTTATTAAATGTTTTAAAGGAAGTAAATGGATAAAATAAATTTAACAGAAAAAGAAAAAGTATTACTTCAATATTTTATTGATGAAACTGATGGTTCAAATAGTGTTGCCTTTCAAGAAGAATATATGCCAAAATTATTTGTAGAACAAAAATTAGATGCTCAAGTATATAAAGGTGTTTTTAGTTCATTAATTAAAAAAAGGTTTTTTGCTCATAATAAAAATGGTATTGCTTTTCACGATACCATTGATAATGGTGGTGGAGATAAATACGAAGTTTATTATTGGAAAGTAAATGTTGAAAGTGATGATCACGGAAGAACAGTAAATAATGTTGAAGAATTATTAACAGCAATGCAAGAAAATAGAGATTACAATTATTGGGGGGTTTAATTATGGATAAAACTATTACTATTAAATTATCGCCTTACCAATGTGCTGTAATGAAACAGGGTGCTTATACTTTTGACAAAAATGAGTTTCCTGAAACCACAAAAGAGGAATTAAAATTTTGGGATATTAAATTCATTAAAAGAGGAAAAGAATTTAATCCTGATGAAATTAAAGATACTCTTTTTGGAAAAGGTAGTTTGGTAGATTTAAATTTTACAGGACTTTCAAAATCACCAAATAAAAATGAACTTGCTTGTTCAATGATTGTTCCAAAAAGTAAGGAACTTTTACGTAGTATTATATCTATGGTAGATATTCAATACGAACATAATCTTTGTGCATATGGTACTGATACTGAGGAATTAAGAGTTAAAAGGATATTTACTAGCTTTGACGAAAAACTTAAAAAACTTTTTGAAGAACTTTTTGAATTTGATTTTAAAGATAGTCCGATTGAAAGACAAAGATTGTTGGAGAAATTAAACGAGGAGGAAAAATAACATGACAGATAAATATTTAACAAAAATAAGACCAATAACAAAAGTTCCTATAGAATATTTAAAGCAACTATCAAAAGACGAAGCAATACAATTTGCTGATGACCAAGAGAGTGGCAATAGTTGTGGTTGTAAATCTTGTGATAAAAAAGATATAAATGTAGGTAATTGGTGTAAAGATTTTAAGAAATGGTTTATCAAATATTGGTCAAATCCATTAAATAATTTTTATTTAAAAAAGGACAAACAAGGTAATTACAAATCAGATGATGTAACAAGATACCCATTTTGGTTTCAAGTAGAAGATTTATATGGAGATGTTGAATCATATTGGAAACCAATAGACCTTTATTATCATAGTGTTGCTTATGAAAGTCCTAAAGAATTTAAGAATAAAGAAAGAATTATAAAAGGAGATTTTTTTAACGAGGTATCAAATGAGTAAAATAATAATATTTAAAATGAAAAAAAAAGATTTACCTAAAGCTGGTAAAACTTACCAGCTGACAGGTAAGCCAGGAGAAAAAACTATTGAGAATGGAAACACTTGGAAGGAAAGTGAGGTAAAATGAGCAAAATAAAAACTACACTAATAGAATGGAATACAGCAGCTGGAGAGAAATATATGCAGGTTGTTGTTGAAGGTGGAACAGCAGCGGAAAGAAAAAAGCAAAAAGAAAAAACTCTTAATGATTTAAAAGAATTTGATGAAAGGAAATGGTGGCAATTTTGGAAGTAATAAATAAATATGTAGTTTATTTAAGAACAAGCACTAAAGAACAAGATTTAGGTATCAAAGGTCAAAAAGAAAAAATAGATACTTTTGTAAAAATAAAATCTGGATCTGTTATTAAAACTTTTACAGAAAAGGAAAGTGGATTGAATGATAATAGACCAGAATTAAAAAAAGCTATTAAATATGCTGAAATTCATAATGCAATATTGTTGGTTTCATCTTTAGATAGATTGACCAGGAAAGAAAAAAAGTTTTATGAACTCCAGGAAGAAAAAGTTAAATTTCAATGTTGTGATTCTCCAGATGGAAATCCCATAGCTATGGGTTTTCAAGCAATCGGAGCAAGGATGTATGTTGATGCTCTTAGAGCAAATACTAAAGCGGCTTTAGGACAGATAAAAAAAGCTATAAAAAAAGACGGAAAATATAAAACCAAAATTTCTGGAAGATTTATTACAAGACTAGGAAATACAACAAATATTAAAGAAGCATCTTTGCTTGGTGCAGAAAAAAGAAAAGATAATGCTAGAGAATATGCGGCAGAAATTATGCCAATTATAAATGAAATAAAAAATATTGGAAAAGTTATCACATTAAAAGGTATTGCTGATGCTCTTAATGCAAGAGGAATAAAAACCAGCAATGAAAAAATGTGGTGGGCAACTAGCGTTAAAAATGTAATGGAAAGGAGTTTATAAAAAATGAAAAATAAAATTATGGATTTTATATGTGTGTTTTTAATATTTGCTTTTTTTTATATGCTTTTATTATTAGGACACGGATTTGATTTATTAACTTTAAAATAAAGGAAGGAGAAATAATGACAAAAAAACCAATAGTGTTATCAATAGAAAAAATTGTTATTGACGGCAAACCAGCGATTAAATTTCACGTAGATGGAACAAGCAAAGAACATAAAGAAGTTTTATTTAATGCTGCATCTAAGATTTCAAGACCAGAAAAAGTTTACAAAAATGCTGTAAATACTTTAAAAAAAAGCTCCCATAAAAGCTCATAGAGAGCAAAGTTGGTGGACAGATGATGTCCAGGTATCTGGAATTTATGTGTAAATATTTATTGACTATTTTTTAAATGATATTATTTTATACTGAAAGGAATAAAAAATTATGAACCCATTAATAGATTTTAATATTTTAAATATGTTAGGTTTAGCTGCGTTTTATGCAATTTTAATTTATACAATATTTTACTGTGTGTATAAACTTTTTAAATAAATACTATGAAGATTGAAGAAAAGAAATTTTTAGAAAAACTTATTATTAAACCAAGACTTACATCAACACATACTGATTATTCCAGGTATGTTGGTTGCTCTATGTTACCTGCAATGTTTGATGAAGTTTTTGATGCTAAATACAATAAAGTTAATCAATATATTTTAGATACAAGAGAAAGAATTGCTGGTAATGAACCCAAAGTAGAACCAGAATTGCAAAATATAGTAGTAGTTAATTCTATTATTGAACCTTTTATTAAAGAATGGTTTATTCATAAAATAAAAAAAGAAGGATTTAAAGTTAAAGATAAACAGGCAAAAGCTGAAAAATCTTATGTTCATAAAACTCTTAAACTATCTGCAAGTTTAGATGGAGTTATGGATATAAATGGAAAAGAAACAATTATAGAAATTAAAAGAAGTGCAAAGACATTTGAAAATGTGCAAAATTTTTATTTTCCACAAATTATTGGACAACAAATGTGTACTGGAATAAAATCTACAATGCTGGTAGTATTAAATAAATTTTCTGATGAATTATCATATATTAAAATTAATCATAATGACATTGATCCAGAATGGTTTACTGAAATAGAAAAAAAAGTAAAAAGTTTCTGGGCAAGAGTTGTTGAAACAAATCCTTTTTAAGGAGGAAATATGAACAAAGACTTAATGGTAGCAACTGACTTTTTAGACAACGCATTAAAAGTTGCAGAAAAAGTGTGTAAAACAGATTTATGTCCTATACAATTTAAGAATAAACCAAATGAAGCATTAGCAGCTATTTTGTATGGAAAGGAGTTGGGTTTTGGTACAATGCAATCGCTAAACTGTATTAATGTTATTAATCAAAAACCATCTTTATCTATTGATGGTTTGTTAGGGTTAGCTCAGGCACATCCAGAATGGAATGGAATTGAAAACAAGCAGCTTGGCACAATAAAAAACGGTAAGTGTAGTGCAGATTATGGATGGAAAGTGGTTGTTTCCAGAATGGGTAAAGATGGAAAAGCAAAATTTTATACTGAATCTTTTACTGTTAAAGATGCTATAAGAGCAAATTTATGGGATAAAGGTGCTTGGAAAACTTATCCAGATCGTATGTTAAAAATTAGAGCAACAGGTTTTGCTTTAAGAACAGCGTTCCAGGATGCCATAAAAGGAACTATTGATACTGTTGAAGCACAAGATTATGATAGTATACCTGGTAGGTCTATAAAACCGCCAATAAACACAAATCCAAAAATTACAGTCCAACCTTCTATAAATCAAAAAAAAGACGCTGATGACGCTAAAAACGTGGAATTTAGACCTTTGCAAGGAAAACCAGAAAAAATGAGTGTAGAAAAGTTTATTTCTAAAATAGGAGATGCCTGGCAGATTATTTATAAAAATAGTAAACTAAGCAAAGATGATAGATTAAAAAAAATAGAAATTTTAAGAGATTTAAACTCATCTGCATTAGAATTTGCTGAAGCGAAAGAATCTTTTACAAAAGATTTTACAACTTTAAAAGAAAATTATAATGAAATGGATAACCAATTAAGGTAAAAATGAAAAAAATATTAGAAGTATATCCAGATGAAGAATTTATGAAAGCAGACGGTTTTGATGATTGTGTAATAGGTGTGTCTCATAGATTTGGAGAACCTTTAATACTTGCTTATGACGAGGAAAAAGTAATAAAGAAATTAATGAAAAGAGATAAAATGACAAGAGAAACTGCGTTGGAATTCTATACCTTTAATATTATTGGTGCTTGGGTAGGCAAACAAACCCCTATTTTTATTGAAAAAATAGGGCTTAGTTGGGGCGAAACTTACGAAAGGAAGAAATAATGAAAAACCTGCCAAAACTGTATAAGATAAAATATATTAATTATGCTGTAAAGAATGAGAAAAAATTAGCATCTGAAGCAAAGGAAATTGATAGCGGAGAGGTTTTTGTTTGGGCAGCAAGTGCAAAACACGCCACAGATAAAATAAAAGCTAATTGTGGACCTAATGTTATGATTTGTGGTTCTGCTACTGGACATTTAAGAAGGGTTAAATAATGACTTTTAACAGAACAATATTATTAGGAAAATTAGAACAAGCTATTTTGATAAAAAACTGGGCAATTAAGGAAGAAAAAAAAATCTTAAAAATTTATAACAAAAGATACAAGAAGGAAGGAGATAAAAAAATTGCTTTTTAACTCTAAAAAACAGGTTACACCGATAGAGAGAAAAACATACCTGGCAGTATATAATTTTACTAAAAAACATAAAATTGGTCCTAGCTATGATGAGTTGGAAAAAATATTAAACAAGACTAGAGGTGCAATTTACAGGCACTTAATGTCTTTACAAAAAAAAGGATATATTAAAAGAACTAATAGCTGGAGATCTATTGATATTTTAAAAATGTTAAAATGACAGCAAAAGACAATGCAGTAGGAGTGGGTTGGGATGGTGAAACACTAACTATTAGCATCAAAAAAGAAAACGCAGAATACACAAGGGAGGAAGCAATGAGATTAGGACTTGATATTTTAGACAAAGCCATCAATCATACTGATCCAAACCTGCAAGACCAAATAATGGATTCGCAGCACCTGGATATAAAAGCTCTCAAAAAAGATAACAAGGAAAGAACAGAAGAACTTTATACTGCTAGAAAAAGAATTAAGCAACTAGTGGAAAAAATACAGAATGATGGTGAAGTTTGAAAACAGATACAAGTCATTTAGAAACGAACCACCAACAGATCAAAAAAAAAGGAAATGTTTGTACTGTGGGATATTGTTTTTAAGCGATTGGAAAGGACATAGATTTTGTGAAAAATGCAAAAAAGTAATAAACCAGTAATAAAAAGTTTCTCCTTTATGAGAGGAGTTGTATGACAGGATTACGCCATTTGGTATACCTAACACAAGTGGTTCTATCTTGTTTTAGGAAAGCTCCTGGCAGTTTTCTTACTTTTAATGCTAGGAGTTTTCTTACATAAATTCCAGGTCCTATGACACCAGAAGGACTAAAAAAAGTTACTGGTGAGCTTTACAAGGAGGAAATTTAAGAAAAATTAACAGTAAAATGCCAAACAAAACACTTTTTAAAATAATTGTATCTACTCCACTTGCTCCTGCATTTAAAGAAAAAATGGAAAATTTAAGCGGAGTGCAGGTTGTAGACCACCATTTGCTGAACAACCATTACTCTATGCCTAAATATAGAGCTGTTACAAAAGATGACATTGGTTGTTTTGAAAAAGAACATAATTTATTATTTGATCGCACCAGGTGGAAAGAAAGAGATAAAGAAACTGTAACTCAGAAAAGATTGTTTATCCTGTTTATGAAAAAACTGGGTTATTGTAATTCTAGTATTGCCAGGTGTTTGGGTTTGGACCACTCAACAATAGCTCATCATATTAAAAAAATGACTTATGGCACGGAAAAAAGATTATAGAACCTATGCTCATATTCCAATTAGAGCTATTAAAGATCCTAGATTTAAAAGATATAAAGCAGCTTTTAGAACTCTAGCTGCTATCTGCAGTTACTCCGATTTTACAGGTCGTGCATTTCCGAATCAGATAACTTTAGCTAAAATGCTGAACGTGTCCAGGACAGCTGTTACCAATCAAATTAAGATTTTAAAGGAGATGGATTATATCAGAAAGAGTTTTACTAAACCTAGTGCTGGATCAAGAATAAAGGGTAATTGCTACTTTATTGTGTTTAGCAAAGATACAAGTGAAAGAGCTGCTGTTTCTAATACCAGCGAAGCACAAAAACAGATAAAACCAGCTGTTAGTCCAGAAGTTGAGAGTGTGGTAAAAGAGGGTATAAATGTGGATAAAAGTAGTTCTAATGTCATCTCTAAGTGTCCTGTAACTAATAATATATATATTAAAGAAGGTAAGGATAAAGGTTATACTAAAGAAGATTTAGAAAAATCTAGAATAGTATGTAATAGATTTAAAGATTATTGTAAAAGATATTATGGTAAAGAAGTAAATTACTATATGAAAAATATGGAGGAAGTAGCGGAGTTAATAGCGAAGAAGCAGCTCCATACTGAAGGTCTTATAGCTAAGTTACAGCAGGGATTTGAATGGTTGAACAAGAATAACCGTGAGTGTCCATACAGTATAAGATTCTTTTATAGGGCGTGGTCTAATGAGTACAGCTCCCAGAATATTGTGAAGAAGGTAACAAATAAACTTAAATTATAGAAACCAAATGTTGATTTAGTTTCTATAAGGTGCTATATATAATAATATTGGCGGTATACCCTCCCTACCCTGCGGAACGTTATATGGGGTATATCACACGATATTTTTTTTATTAATTTGTTTTAGGAAAGTTTATACAAAAAAGTGGCAAATCCATACTTATCATTAAATTTGTTTAAGAATGATTACGCCAAAAAAAGCAGCGATCCTGCTTTAAAAAACAGTAAGTATACTGTAGAGCAGGACATAGAGATTAAAGATGAAAAAGGAGGAGTGATTGTTTTTCTCAGGAAAGGAACTTATGACCTATCTGGGTTTAACAACACCTCCAAAGGCGGCAAGGAGTATGTTCGGATTACTTTAGGACCAGAATTTATAAAAAAAGAACCTGAACCAGGCGGTAGTGAGGGAGGAGCTGACAACATACCTTTTTAATATGACACCAGCAGATTGGATAATGATTTTTACACTAACTTTGTTCGCAGCTTACATAGTTTATTTATCAAAATTTTAGAAGGAGAAATAATGCAAATTATAATCAACAAGCAAAACCTGGCTATTGCTATTCTGGTTTTGTGTGCTATATATCTATTAACCTAGTATATGCCAAAAACACCGAAAAACAGCATACCAATAACTAGATTTGGTGGCGTTAGGGTTTTACAAAAGAGATTGCAGCGTTCTGCTGTCATAGAACAAAATAAAGAGAAAATAGCTAAAGAAATAATTAACTTGTCTACCTCCAGGATTACAGATATTATGGAGTGGAAAGAAGGCAGGGTATATGTTAAAAATTCTTCTGAAATTAGCGAAGCAGCTATTAGATCCATTGAAAAGATTAAAGTTACTCCTACTAAATTTGGAGATGCGGTTGAAGTTAAATTATGGGATAAACCACAATTTATTAAACTGGCAGCTAAAGCATCTGGAATGTTGGATGCCAATGACAGCGAAAGCAACACGCCAAGTGTAATTGGGATAGTAATGCGTGGTCCTAAAGAAGAAAAAAGGGAAGAAAAAATTATTGATGTAAAAAAAAAAGAAACAAAATAATGGTCTAATAACGGATGTGTGTACTGAAGTTTAGGGTGGGATTGGGGTTTTTTTTTATTATGATGGAATATGTTTTATTAATCTGGATTGGGGAATTTTTGTATTTTCAAGACATTTATTCTAATTTATATACTTGTAAGTCTAATGCAGAATTAATATTAAATAAACAAAACCAATATTCATATATCTGTTCTCCTAATACTCCAAAAACTCAAAAAATGAATGTTAAAGGAGTTTTTCATAAAGACTTATTAAAAAAGAAATGAACAAATTACCAATAATATTATTATTCGTTCTTACTAGCTGCTCACATCTAGGAATTGCGTCTATGTCCTCAAATGTTATTACAGTAGCTGCAACAGGAAAAACCAATGCGGATCACGCTATTTCTTTGATAACGCAAAAGGACTGTAAAGTTTTAAGGATTATAGATGATGATGAAATATGTAACTAGAAGAAAACATTTTTTAGAATCATTTATAGATATTGGAACAGGGTATCTCCTGGCGGTTGTTATGCAAATTTTAATTTTTCCTTTATTTGGTATTTACACTTCTTATAATAATATGTTTATAATAGGTGCAATTTTTATGAGTGTGTCCTGCATCAGATCCTGGTTATGGAGAATGTTTTTTCATTGGCGTTGGGTAAAACAAGTAGAAAAAGAACAACATTGGAGGAATGTTAGAGAAAAATGCGAAAGAGAAAGACACGGACTAAACTAACTGTTGAAGATTCTTACAGAAGAATATTTGTCAAGGGAGAAGAAAAAATTTTATATCCTTGTCTAATGGTGAAAGGAAGCAGTAAAATTATGGTTGGAAAGATAGGCAGTAAAGACGGAGAAATTTTTTGCATTGATAACAAACCAGTTCCTTATAAACAAGCAGGGTTTGTTGATGTTAAAACGCTGCATAAAAAGATGGCGGAATGAAACCTTTTCCAAACAAAAAATATAATATTATTTATGCTGATCCAGCTTGGCACTTTTCTAATTGGAGTGGTAAAGGAACAGTAAAAGCACCTATAAATCATTATAATACAATAAAATTAAAAGATATTTGTGCTTTACCAGTTAATGAAATATCAGCAAATAATTGTATTTTATTTATTTGGTGTGTAGATCCATTATTAGATAAAGCATTTGATGTAATTAAAAGTTGGAATTTTACTTTTAAAACTATGGGTTTTGTTTGGGTAAAAATAACAAAACAAAACAAACCTAAAATGGGATTGGGTTATTGGACAAGAGGTTCAACAGAATATTGTTTATTAGCAACAAAAGGAAAACCAAAAAGAATTAATAAAAGTATTAGTAAAACTATTATTGAACGACCAAGAGAACATTCAAGAAAACCTGATTGTGTAAGAGATAGAATTGTAGAACTTTGTGGAGATTTACCACGAATTGAATTGTTTGCTAGAGAAAAAGTAGATGGTTGGGATTGTTGGGGTAATGAAGTATGAAAAACTTAAATCTTAACTTTGAACACTCTCCAGTAGTATGGAAATTTTTAAACTCTAATAACTTTGTTAGAGGTATTCTAGGACCAGTTGGTTCAGGCAAATCTTATGCTTGTGCCGCAGAAATAATGCTTAGAGCTGTCAAACAGAAACCTAGTCCTAAAGACGGAATTAAATACTCCAGGTTTGCAGTCATTAGAAATTCTTATCCTGAATTAAAAACCACTACAATTAAGACCTGGCAAGAGATATTTCCTGAAAATGTATGGGGTAGGATGCGGTATTCTCCTCCTATATCTCATCATTTGAAACTGCCTTCAAGAGATGGTGCTGCTGGTATAGACTGCGAAGTCATTTTTTTAGCACTAGACCAACCGAAGGATGTGCGAAAATTGTTATCGCTTGAATTAACTGGAGCTTGGATAAATGAAGCAAGAGAGTTACCCAAAGCTGTTGTTGATGGACTAACACATAGAGTTGGAAGATACCCAACAAAAAAAGATGGCGGTGCTAGTTTTTATGGTGTGTGGATGGACACAAATGCAATGGATGATGACCATTGGTGGTATACTCTATCAGAAAAAGAAAAGATGGGAGGGAAATTTTCTTGGAAATTTTTTACACAACCTCCAGGTGTTTTAAATGTTGCTAAACACAAATTACCAGATAAACCTGAAGCAAAAGGATATGTTTTTTCTGCTGGTCGTTGGTGGAAAGAAAATCCTAAAGCTGAAAACAAAGCAAATCTTCCTTCAGGATATTATCAGCAAATATTAAATGGAAAAAAATTAGACTGGATTAGATGTTATGGAGAAGCAAAATATGTGTATGTCCAGGAAGGCAAACCAGTATGGAGTGAATATGATGATTCAACAATGGTTGCACACACACTTGAACCAGAAAAAAATATTACTATCCAGGTAGGATTAGATTTTGGTTTAACTCCAGCTGCTGTATTTGCACAAAAAATGCCAAATGGCAGATGGCACATATTACACGAAATAGTAACTGAAGATATGGGATTGGAAAGATTTGGTACTTTTTTAAAATCTGAAATAAATAACTTGTATTCTGAATATCAAATACAGGTATGGGGAGATCCTGCTGGACAAGCAAGAGATCAAATTTATGAAGTAACTGCTTTTGACCATTTAAAAACTTTAGAGATTAATGCTAGACCTTGTATGACTAATGATTTTAAAGTAAGACGTGAAGCATTAGCAAGTCCAATGGGCAGATTAATACAAGGCAAACCAGGACTATTAATAAATTCTAACTGTACTAATTTAAGAAAATCTTTATCAGGTGGCTATCATTTTAAAAGAGTAGAGGTTTCAGGACAAGAACGTTTCAGGGATATACCAAATAAAAATCAACACTCACACGTTGGGGATGCGGCAGGATATTGTTTGTTAGGTGGAGGAGAAGGCAAAACATTAACAGTTAAAAAAAATTATACTTTTACTGGTCCTACAGTAGCTAAATCAGATTTTGATATATTTTAAAAAAAAAAATTTACACATAAAAACAAGGGTGTTATTGTATGCAAAGGTATTAAGTCAGTTACTGACGGCTAAAAAAATGGGTAAAAATTTTTATCATAATAGGTTTTGGGATTGGGTATCAAAGATACATAATAGATTTGGCAACTGGTTATGGGCTAAAAGATGGAGAAATTTCAAAAAATGATAACTTGTAAAGACTGCGATAAACTTTTTAATCTGGATGGAGTAAAATTAAAAACAGTTCCATTCCAATCTAAGCTACTGGACAGAATGGAATTAAAAGATTTTGATAAGCAAAGTTTTAATCAATTTGATAATTATTATGATTATATGGACCAGCTTTCAATATCAGGAGAAAGTTTTTCTGTTTTAGAAGATAACTATAAACCAATGCTTTGCTGGGGTATTGTGCCATACTGGAAAGGTGTCGCAGAATTATGGATGATACCAAATATTTGTTTACCTAAATATAAATTTAAGTTCCATAAAACAGCATTAAAATTTTTAGAATATGCTGCTGAACGTTATAAACTACATAGGATGCAGGTTTCTGTCCATTCTTTGAATACAATATCTTGCAAATGGATAGAAAAATGCTTATTTCTTAAAGAAGGAATCTTAAAAAATTACGGACAAGATAAACAAGACTGGATTTTATATGCAAGGTACTTTTAAATAATGGGTTTTCTAATGCCAAAAGCTCCTAGTTTTCCTAGTCCTTCAACAGCTGCTACAGATGCACAAAAGGAACAAGAGGAAAGATTAAATAGGAAAGAATTAAGTGAACGAAAGCAAATCGCTGCTAGACTAAGATCAAGAAGAAGAATGTATCGTGAAATGTTCGGTTCGGACACATTAGGTGCTGGAGCTACAGCTACGGCAGATACAGGTACTGTTAGAAATCCAAGAGAGGTTTAGATGGGCGGTAAAGCTGGATTAAAATATTTTGGTCAAAAACTGACAAAACCATTAAAAGCAGGTAGACCAGGAGTAGGAAAATGGTCAAGAGAAGGAAAAGCATTAACAAATCCAGAAGATATAAGAGATGCAAGAATGGGTGCTTATTCTGTTTTAAATCAAGTGAGTAAAGAAGAAGTTTTTTGGGATGAAAGTGATGATATGATTAAAATGAAACCAAAACAAGTAAAACAAGTAGCAAAGAAAATGACAAAAGCACAACCGAAAACATTAGGAACAACTAGACATTCAAGATTTCATAGAAATCCTGCTGTTAGACGTGAAATGTATGGAGATATGGTTTTAGGTTCAGGAAAGGATTTAACATAATGGGCGGTTCTCCAGTATCATCTATAACAAGAGTTTTTTCTTCTAAAAAAGCAAGTGGAAGTGCTGGTTCTGAAAGAAGAACAGAAGTACAATCCAAATTTGACGCACCAAAAAAAACAGCAGCAGAACAACGCAGGATTCGTGGAAGAAGAAGCAGAAGGCAAAGACTGCAAACTGGTATGTTAGCTGGAGGAACAACATTAGGCACAGAATATTCAACAAGAAATCCTAGACAAAAAACAACATTGGGTGCATAATGGAAAAAATCTACATTAGAAATCCAAAATATAAAAATCAAGACAAAATTGATGAAACAATAAAAGGAATAAAAAAATTAGAAGAAGCTGCTAAAGAATCATTAAAATTAAAAAAATTGAAAGGAAAGAAAAAAAGTGGTAATGTGGAATCCAAAGAATTGGATGTTTGATTATTGTGATATTTGTAACTGTAGTCCAGAACAAAAAAAATTTAGAAGGAGATGTTATATGGAACACTTAGAAAAGTGGCTTACATATAAAATTCCTGCCTGGTGGGTTTTGCTAGGCGTGGGTTTATATATTTGGCTAGGATAAAATTATGATGCGATTAAAACCTGAAGAAGTGCTAAAACGCTATAGTGCTTCTCAAAATAAAAAGGAACAATGGCGTAGCATATACGAAGATTGTTATAAATATGCTTTGCCACAAAGAAACCTTTACGAAGGTTACTATGAAGGAAAATTGCCTGGACAAGACAAGATGGCAAGTGTTTTTGATTCAACAGCAATATCATCAACTCAAAGATTTGCTAATAGACTACAATCAAGTCTTTTTCCTGCATATAAAGAATGGTGTAGACTAGAACCAGGATCTGATATACCGCCTGAAAAAAAACAAGAAGTTCAATCAGTATTAGATGAATACCAAAAAAAAATGTTTAGTCTTTTAAGACAAACAAATTTTGATTTAGCTATTGGAGAATTTTTATTAGATTTAGCTGTAGGAACATCTGTAATGTTAATCCAACCTGGAGATGTTAATACACCAATTAATTTTACACCTATACCACAATATTTAGTAAATTTAGAAGAAGGACCACACGGAACAGTAGATAATGTTTATCGTAAATTTAGAATAAGAGCTGAAGCATTACAACGACAATTTCCTGAAGCGACACTTTCAAAAGAATTACAAAGCTATATTAAAGACCATCCAACACAACATATAGATTTTATAGAAGCAACTATATTTGATCCAGAACAGGGAGATTATTGTTATCACGTTATAAAAGGAAAATCTGATGATCCAACATTTTCTTCTAGTGGACCAAGTGAAGAAATTTTATATAAAAGATTAAAAGACACGCCTTTTATAGTTAGTCGCTATATGAAAATACCAGGTGAAGTTTATGGTAGAGGACCATTGCTAACAGCATTACCAGATATAAAAACACTAAATAAAACTGTAGAATTATTATTAAAAAATGCTTCACTTGCAATAACAGGAGTTTATACAGCAGCAGATGATGGTATTTTAAATCCAGAAACAGTCAAGATTGTGCCTGGAGCTATTATTCCAGTTGCAAGAAATTCTGGTCCAATGGGAGCAAGTTTAGCACCATTACCTAGAGCAGGAGATTTTAATGTAGCACAAATTGAAATTAATGATTTAAGGATGCAAATTAAAAAAGCTCTTTTAGATGAAAGTTTACCACCAGAACAATTCAAACCACGTTCTGCAACAGAAATAGCTGAACGTATGAAAGAATTAGCACAAAATTTAGGTTCTGCTTTTGGTAGATTATTAACTGAAACAATGATACCTATTGTAAAAAGAATTTTAAGTATAATGGACAAACAAGGTTTAATAGATTTACCATT